ACCTTCTTCTGGATCTTTACGACCAAAGCGGTAAGTGCTGTTAGTTGCTTCTTAAGTGAAGCAATTAGTGTTGCAACTTGTGCAGAAAGTGCTGCTACTGCATCAACGGCTGCCTGTGCTTGTGCTGTTGCTGCATCTGCAGCCTTAGAAGCAGCAAGTGCTGCATCTGTAGCAGCCTGTGCTGCCTTTGCTGCATCTTCAGAAGCCTTTGTAGCAGCCTTCGCTGCTTCATTAGAAACAACTGCTGATGTTGTTACTACAACCTGACCTGCTACTGGAAGAGATGATCCACCAGTTGCTGAGATTGTTACAACATTTTCTGTCAAAGGCATGAATACCTTGTATGACTTTACTGTTTCTGTGTCAGTTGTGATTGATGTTGCTGTAAGAACATCTGATCCTGAACCAAAGGCATAGGTAGAAGTAATTCCACCTGTAGCGAATAGGTTAGCATGTGTCTTTCCAGATACTGGAAGACCTGCTGCATCAAGAACCTGTACCTTGATTGTGGCTGCTTCTCCTGGAAGATATGTAGCCTTATCAAATGACAACTTAACTGTTGCTGCTGCTGCTTCTACACGAGTAGCAACTGGAGCAGATACGACTGTTCCTGCTGAGTTCTTTACTGTGATAGCAACTCCGCCAGCCTTAACACCTGTAATTGTGAATACTGCTTCACCATTTACGATTGTTGCTGCTGTTCCTGAATCAGAAACTGTTGCAACGTCTGATGAGTATGCATAAAGTGTTCCTGCTCCAACTGTTACGCCAGAAGTATCCTTTGCAACTGCTTTAACTGTAGTTGTATTTGCACCAACTGCGATAACAGACTTAACTGGAGTTGCTACGATTGTAGCGATATCTCCATAGAATGTTACCTGCTCTGTTGCAATTACTGCACCAGCAAGTGTAGTTAGTGTTACTGTTCCAACTCCAGCATTACCGTCAGCGAATACGCCAATGTGATTTCCATTAGGAATTACAAGTGCACGACCTGTTGCTGTAATTGTAGTTGCATTTGTTCCGTACCCAATAAGACCTGCACCAGATACTGTTGCAAGGATTGACTCTGTTGCTGTTCCGCCTGCTGCATTCTTAGGTGTAACAACAATTACTGCTGCTGCATCTGAAGATACTGCCTTTGGTGCGTAGACTGCTGCATCTGCTGTTGCAGTTGTAACTTCTCCAGCATTGAGGATTGAGGTTGTTGTTGCTGCAGCAGGTGTAAGATCTGCTGCCTTAACTGTTACTGTCCAAGCAACTGAAGGACCAGTTGATGGGCGTGTTGTAATAATTCTTGCTTCATATGTACCTGCAACTGAAGGTGCAACCAAAGATACTGTGAACTTTGCAGTTACATATCCTGGTGTTCCAACTGTTGAGTTAACATCAGCAGAAAGGTTTCCTGCTGCAACTGCTACTGTGGCAGTTGTTGTTTCGAGCAACGCTAGAGTTGCTGACTTGTTTGCGCCTGTTGGCTGTGAGAACATAGCAGAGAGCACCGTTGCTGTATCTGCTGCTGTTTCTGAAATGAACGACAATGTAACTACTGCTGTAGCCGTTTCACCTGCTGTAATTGCATCCGTTGCCGAATCAATTGTTAGTGTTGGTGCGATCACCGCAGCACTTGTCGGAAGTGCTGTTAGTACGCCAAGGGACATTGCTGCAGCGAGTCCAAGGGCGATTTTCTTAAATGAATTCATCTTGCTCCTTATTTCTTTATAGTAGATTAAATCTATCCAAATAATCTTTTACTTCATTTGGCATAGGTTTATATTGTATCACGTTGTCTTGTGGGGTGTCAACTTTTGGTCGATCCCTGAAGGTATGTATCTCAATTTCTTGGTTGAGATCTTTTGGGGTATGTGATATTGCCCCAAAAATTGCTCCACACACAGCATCTGCTAAGTCTTTAGACTTTTTGCGGGGGTGGTCAACTCTATCGTTTTTCATAATTTTAAGTTCTGTTAACTCTTCAAACAGTAGATCAATCGATGGCATAGCCAATCTTTCTTCGTATACAAGCATAGCCATGTCTTCATAATGCTTCTTAGCAACAGAAACAGTATCAGTTCTCATTCCTACCTGCTTTAGTTCATTCTGAATATCAAATGACTGCCAACGGTCAAATGAAACAATCCCAATGTTAAATCCTAGTCTTCTAAGGTTTTGAATCCACTGCTTAACCTCAGATAGGTTGACTGGTCCCTCAACCTTTGGTTCCCACCATGCTACTGCATCTACTACTACAATTGGTGCTACCTGTTCATAATTATTAATTACCTGGATGTTTACCCACTTATCTACGTGAGCAATAGCAACTGCACACTTGTCGTGCTTTTGTGCAAGGTCAGCATGCACATAATAAATTTTATCTGGATCTGGTTTAAATGATTCGTCAAATCTTCTAAAATTATCTATTGGGTTTCTTAATGTCATGCAAGATCTAACTTTGTCTGCTTGTTTAAAAAATGCATCTGATGCATATGTTGGAACACAAGCAAATCTTTGCATAGCATCACCAAGGTCAGTAAGGAATGCAATCTTAAAATCATCAATCTTTCTAGTAGGATTTACATCCCATGTAGGACGCTTTAGTGCAAACACTCCTGGATACTTGTATGATCTAATGTGTTCTTCTGTCCACTCAATTGTTAACTGATTATCTTTGTCCTCTTCTGGAAGAAGTGGGTTAATAATAAATGTGTGTGTTTTATCTATCACATCTTTTTCTACTACAACATCATCGTACCTTTGGGAAATAAAGTCACCCTGAAAACGTGGGAATGAAAGCAATACAACCTTGCCTAAGTCAGGGAAACGAGAGTCAACAGAAGCACGGAATGCTTTATAGATATTATCTGCAGTCTTTCCTTGATCATTACCAGTTCCAATCTCAGTTGCAAATCCAGAAATCTCATCAAGAACTGCAAGTAGAAGGTTCAAACCCTCATGTGATTCACGTTCTGAGTGACCAGAATAAACTGTGATTCCTTTATCAAACTCAATAGAGTCTGCCTTTGGATTATACTTTCCAGCAAACCATGGAGACTTTTCGATCTTTGTCTTAAAGCCTTTAAAAAAAACATTCTTAGCCTGTTGTGCGTTAATAGCAACGTTAATAAGGTCAATAGCATCTCCAGATGGCTTACCAAAGTATCTTGCTGGATCCTTTAGACATAATAGTTTGTATACAATGTATGCACATGCTACTGTAGACGTAAAGTCTTTACCACTACCCTTGCCTAATTGAAGAATAATTTCATTCTTTGTATACTTTTCAAAGTATCTGGCACCCTCTTCTGTACCAAAAATTTCTTGCAGTTCTTCTTTTCTGTAGATCTGACTCATTGCTTCAATAATGTCATATTGTATTTCAGATAGTTTTGGCTGTCCAAGAAATGCTTCGCCCTCAACAAAGGTTCTTGCATCTACTGGCATCTCCTCAAATGGATTATCTTTGAGTGCTTCTAAAAAATCATCATACGCCATGGATTATTGTAACCGCTTCATCTTCTTTGGCAACTGAGGATAGCCTTCTCATAATCTCATCACGTACCTCTGGATATTCTGATGCAATATCTTTTAATATTGCCATAAGAACTTCCTGTCGTTTTTCAATCTCCATCATCTCTTCCGCTAGTTCCTTATTTTCAAGCAGGCCAGCCTTTTGAAGCATGTCAATTCTTTTTGATTCTATGTCCATAACTAACTTAATTGCTGCAGTCTTTGCGCTAAGATTGTTAGTCATTGTAGCCTCATCAATAACTTCATAGGATTTTGATATTAACTTTCCGTAGTGTGCATCCATAGAAGCCAGTGCTTCTTTTGCTCTAGCACGAATAGCATCATTAGCAGATGCCATCACTTTCCACTCATTGATTAATGCAACAACTCTTTGCCTTGGAATATCTAATTCTTTTGATATGACTGTTGGATCATTGCCCTTTAGATATTCTTCAACTACAAGGTTGACCTGATCTAAATGCTTTACAAGTTCTTCTTCAGTTGACATTCTTCCCCCTAAAATAAAAATCTATAATCTTGCTTGCCCATAACGTATGAAACCCATGGCCTTCGTGCATGCCATCTTCTGCAGTAACAAAATGTTTATCGACATCATTATTTGAAACAAATTCAACTATCTCATCTGCTATTTGTGTTGGCTCTATTGGAAAGAACCTATTGATATCAGTCTGTGAAATAATTGCATTAGTTGGTGGCGAATAAGAAAAAGCAAACAACTCTATATTATTTGTTTTGCAGTAACTCTCAAGCATCAACAAATAGTCATAGTAGATAGGCCATAAAGACATTACGTCTTCGCTATGTGGTTCATTGTCTGAAATTTTATTGTAAACATTTTTTGATACTTTAGAAAATATTATTTCTAGATGTTTCATTTCTTCTTCAGAAAGATTTAGATCGTCTATTGCATAGTGTCTAAACATATCTGGAAGATTAATAAATATGACATCTGGATTTCCATATTGTTCAAAGTACTTAAAGATATTAGATACAATTAAAAACAAACCAGTTCCTGGAACACCAAGATTATAATATCCAGAAACTTTTTGTGATTCGGATATCTTGCTATAAACTTTATGTGCCCAAATATCCTCAATGCTTAGTCCAGTTCCATAGGTTGTAGAGCAACCAGAAAAAAGAATATGTAGACCATCGTGTTCTTTTTTAAAATTATCACATCTAAATCCAGATGAATTTATTTCTGGCACATACTTCTCTTGGTGTCTAGTAGTTCCAAAAAGTTTCTTGTCAAATGGATGAACTACTAAATCAAATCCTGCTTGTCTTTTAGGGCGACTTTGCCTATTGGATTCCCAAGACTCTCTTAACTTATGAACTGTGCTACTCATATATTGTACTTTCCTTCAAGCCTATTGATTTCATCTTTAATGTAAAAAATAGCCTTTTCTAAATCTTGAATAGTTTTAGATTCATCCTTAAGTCCTGCTCTCCACAGGTACTTAAATGCATTGCCAATATTAAAATTACGATGGCGAGTAATCTGAATACACTCTACTCCAGAAGGATCCGTTGTGTAGTGTGTCGGATGATTAACCTGGTCTACCGTAATATTTAAATTTTCACTCATCGTCTAAGTCCCAATCAAAAACATTTGGCATACTCTTCATAATATACATAAAGGCTGCAGTTGCAAGTGCACCTACAACGGTGATTGCTACAATGATCTTTCTAATATTCTTCATCTCTTTGACTTCCTTAGTCCAAATTTAGCAAGGTATACATATATAGTTTCCACTGTACATCCACACTCCTTTGCAATCTCCTCTGGAGTCTTCTTATCCATAAGGTAACGCTTACGCATAAAAGTCTCCGATGTATATAGTTTAGCAGCCATAGTGTTATTTGTCAACCCCCATTGCCTTACCCCAGTTTTTTATAGCCCAATGTCCAATGCCACAAGCATCTGCAACATCATTATCAGTAATAGTCTTATCATACTGAATGTTAATAAAGTTAATGGTTCTTTGCTTTCGTAATTCTCGCTCATAAGTTTTAAGCCAGGAGTCAGACTTTCCAGGATTCTGCGCTTTAATATATAGTTTTTCATCCTTAGAGATCTTTTTGTTTCCAATAAAGTTCTGCCAAGTAATTGGTGCAACCTTGCCTATAGTTCTAATTCCTGCCTGACCTGCTGCACCTAAAAGAGCACCCTGAACCAAAGCAAGATCAGCAGCAGTCTTAGGGCTGTTCATAAACACTGTGTGCTCAATTACGATAGCGTCAACATTTACTATATGATCGAACAGCCCCTTAGACTTTCTGCCAGCATCAATTACCTTTTCATAGATATCTTTGCCTTCAAACTTAATCTTGCCAACTTCTTTTAAGTTGCCATCGTGGAATGTAGCAAAAGCAAGACTGTTAGTGCTAGCATCAATAGCACAAATACGTTCTGGAGCCATCTCTAAACCCCACTTATTTTTTACCATTAATAAATCCCTTAATATCTTTTAATGCTTTATTAACATCTTTAGGATTAACATTGCAGTCATTGCAAAGTTCTTCGTCATTGTAAATAGATAAATCTTTATTACATGACTTACACTTTCTTGTTTTGCCTAATCTTTTTTGTCTTCTTGTGACAAGATATCTAGCAGCAATTTTTTCTTTTGTTGCAGACTCTCTACACTCAGGAGAGCAATAAATTTGATAACTTACTTCGGATATGAAGTCGGTATCACACCATTGGCAATTTTTCATCTAGTGGCTCCAGAGGACTAATTTTTATAGTTCCGTCACCAGCATTAGCGCATGCCTTTTGAACAGGGCAAGTTTTGCATATCTTGGAATTGGATCTATAATTTTTCTTTGGCAGTGTTCTATCAACCCATGCCTTACGAACTTCTCTCATCCAATCAAATGCTTGGTCTACCCACCGAACATAATAATCATTTATTTCTACAGGAAGAATAAGTAATTCATGATTATTTTTATTCTCATAAATAAATACTGCCTTCTTCTTCTTTAGAATTTTCATATAAATTAGCAACTGAATTAGGTGACCAGACTTTGGCTTACCTGCTGCTTTGCGATACTCAAACGCTTCACTCATCATAGTCTTAATCTCACCAAGGAGTTCTTCTCCTTGCCAGTTAAGCATCACATCTCCATACCCAAAAATTGGAGGATCGACATATGTGATTTTAAACTCATCTTCAATTAGGATTCCAGCATCCTTCATTGCCTTCTGAATACGACCATGAGATAGCGTTCCTGCAGTCATGTTGGCAACGCCATATGCGTCAGAGTTATCTTCAAAATCTTGTCCATCAAATGCTAGGTACCAATATCTTGCACACTCACCATGAGAATAGGCAATTGTAGATGGAGCAAAAGTTTTCTTAGTTTGAAACTTTGTTCCTCTAGATGCAACGTACCCATCTTGAATTGCCTTAACCAATCCGTCTGGATCTACTGCATGCTTCTCTTTTGGAGCCTGTCTAATCATTACTTGCTGTAGTAAACTTTTTGTCATTTTAAACTCGTTTCTGTTCTTATAAGTATATCAGATATCATCGTGTGATGTATTTAAGTGCTGACACCAAGTTGTTGATTGACTCTGCAGCAGTGTAGTAAAGATTCTTCTTTCCACGATCAGACTTATCTACGTTGGCCATCCAGGTCGCCTTAAATGCCATCTTAGCAGCGATTGCCTGCAATCTTACTATCTCAATGGTTGCTACATTTAAAGGGATGTCTGGCTTAACGATAACCTTAGCAATGAATGTCAGTGCTTGAGTTAGTTCTTCATCTTCCATATAGTCTGCAATTTCTGCAAGACCATTTACCATATCTATTGTTGTTTCATTATTCATTATTTTCTCTTTTCTGTAAATTGGAAAAATACATTTTCTACGTAATCATTATTACTAAAAACTTTTTCTGGTCTTCCATGCATTTGCTTTGTTCCTATAAAAGTAACCGCACTATTATTTTCAAGAATAAACTCTTTATCTTCAACAAGAACTGGCCAAGTAATATTGGCATCGTGCTGGTAGTCTACAGTATACTTTGTAAGTGTGCCCCCATCTTTATGGTATGAAAGTTTTGGAACTAATTCGTTATTGGTACAGTATCTAATGATTATTATATCAAAGATCTGGAGTTCTTGAATATTGAAATGTTTCTCAGCAAACTTTTGTGTCTTGTCTAAAAGGTTAGTAGGAAAATTTCCAATACTATCATAGGACATTAACTTATCCTGAATCACACCATAGTATCTGCCAAGTGCTTTTTCCATTGCAAAGTTGTTTGACTTATAAACAACATTCTTTATATAATCTGAAAACTGTTTATACTCAGCCTCAGTATAAAAATCATTAAAGACTTGGTTGATCATTATATATATTCCAAGCAGCAATTGAACGTGGGTGTTGTTGAACAGCCATAGTATGCTTTTTACGCTCTTCTGGAAAATGAAATGCATCAATAGGATTTAACTGTCCAGTAAATCTATAATTAGATGTTGGACAATAGTCAACACTTAGGATTTCTAAGTATTCTCCTTCTTTAAATTTTCTTTTTGGTCTCCAGTGAACCTGATTGATTGCTGAAAAAACAATCGTTTTTCCAACTGGCAATTCATATCTAGTACCATCTATATAAATATCCCAATCAA